GGCTATTGCCTAAAAATTACTTTGAGTTAAAATGAAAGCAAAGAAGAAACTCTGTGCAGGCTGTGATCAGGAGAAGTACATCTGGAAAAAGGAGGGTAGACTTAGATATTGTAAGGACTGCTGGTTTAAGACTGGTGTTGCCAAAACAAAAAAACCAACAGTATTTAAGCCTCAGAAACCAATGAGGCAAAAATCTACCAAGATGTCTTCTCTTGATTCTGTCTACAGCAGGATGAGAGTTAACTATTTAAATGATTACCCTATGTGTCAAGCTAAGGTTGTGAGTGACTGTATGGTTACCTCAACTGATGTGCACCACAAAAAAGGTAGAGGTAAATATCATTTAGATGTAACTACATGGTTATCAACATGTAGGCAGTGTCATATGTGGATTGAAGAACATCCCAAAGAAGCAATAGAATTAGGCTTATCAATTAAAAGAGATTAAAATGAATAGAGAATCAATACAAGCAGAAGCCCTACAAGTTATACTCAATAACAAAAGAGCCGGCTTAGGTATAAGTATGGGTGTTGGTAAAACTAGAGTAGCTTTACAACATCTTGTAGCTAAATACAATCCTTTACTTTCTGTATTAGTAGTGGCACCGAAAAGGACCATATTCAAAGCATGGGAAGACGAGATGGTTAAGATGGGTGTTGAACATTTAAATGATCACATAACCTATACTACATACTTATCATTACATAAGCAAGACGCTAGTGCATATGATATAGTATACTTAGATGAATGTCATAGTCTCCTAATGAGTCATGAAAAATTCTTAGCTTTGTATACAGGACCTATTGTTGGTCTTACAGGTACTCCACCAGTACGTAAAGGAACAGATAAGTATTTTATGGTCAATAAATATTGTCCTATTAAATATGAGTTCAGTGTGGATGATGCATCAGACAGCGGTATACTCAACCAGTATCAAATTATTATTCATCAACTACATCTATCAGATGATAGAACTCTTAAGAAGAATAAGAAAGATGGAGGTTATTGGTACACATCTGAAGTGAGTGACTATGATTACCAGACAGGTAGACTTGAACAAGCTAATACTATGGCCCAGAAAAAGTTTGCAGGTGTTATGAGAATGAGAAGTGTAATGGATTATGCTACTAAAGAGAACTATACTAAGAATCTATTAGGTAACATGGAACAGAAATGTATTGTCTTTGCTAATACACAGAAACAAGCAGATAGGATCTGTAAGCATAGTTTTCATTCTAAGAATAAACTTGCAGAAGAAAACCTTGAGTTGTTTAGTGACGGTAGAATAAATCATTTATCCTGTGTACTACAGCTAAGTGAGGGTATTAGTATACCTAATTTAAAGCAAGGTGTTATACTACATTCATACGGGAATGAGAAGAAAAGTGCTCAGCGTATTGGAAGACTACTTCGGTTAAGTCCGGATCAGACAGCTACATGTCACATACTATGTTACATGAATACTGTTGATGAACAGTGGGTTACGTCAGCCTTAGAAGGATTTGACAAAACTAAAATTAGATATTATAATCCTTTAAATAATTAATAATGGATGAAGATAAAATAAAGCACCCTAATCATTACACTAAAGGTATTGAGATGTGGGACTATGCATACTCTCATGGAATGAGTTTCTTTGAGGGTAACATCATTAAGTATGTAACCAGGTGGCGTCATAAGAATGGTATTGAAGATCTACATAAAGCCAAGCAATATTTGGATAAGCTTATAGAACAAGAACTAAAAGAAGATCAAGATTGGTGGGATCAAAAAGCTAAGATGGAAGCTACTGAAAATGAGACAGTTGATATGCTTTATGGAGTAGATAATGAGCAGTAAATAACACATTGCTTGACATTTGCGCTCATTTATTATAAAATGCGCTTATTTTTCTTATAGTTTAAAGGTCAGGATTCACCTGATTATAAGACTACAATATATAACGTGTACCAAATTGGTACACAATTAAAAAATAGAAATCATGGCAAAAATAAAATATTGTCACTATTGTGCTGCAGATACTACATTTCAAGTTAACAGATGCGGTAGATGTAAGAAGGCTAATACGCATAAGAATAATAATTCTAGATGGGATAGAGTTAAATTAAAAGAATTAAAATCGTCATATGATGGCACCTAATACTTAAGTAACATGGGACGTATGAAAGAATTGTATATAAAAATGATTGAAGAAGACTGGCAGGGAACGCCTGAAGAGTACTTAGCTAATCATAATAAACCTAAAGACACGTGTCCTAATTGTTCTAAATCATCCTTCTCTTTACAAGAAGATGGAGACATACATTGCAATACCTGCGGATATGACTTTATTAGGTTAGATGATGGAGAATTAAGGTTTAAATAAATATGGACAACTTATCTTTATATGTCCAATAAAAGTAAATAATTGAACGTGTACCAAACTGGTACACAAAATAATATAATTAAAATGAAAAAAGTATTTTATTTTACCGCAGCATGCGTGCTGTGTATTGTAGCAGGAGTAACTCTTACTTCTTTTGCTAACCCTATTTCTGCTGATACAGCAAATATAGAAACTGTTACACCTTTTGATGAAGGGTGGGAAAACGGCTACTGTGAAGGCTGGAAAGATGTTAAAGGACAAAACGTTTGGTGTCCTTCTACACCATGGGCACCTACTCCTGATTGGGATTGTGGAGACTCATACAGATGTGGATACAACAGAGGTTTCAAGTTTGCTAGATGTAAAGCTCAAGGTTATACAAACTGTACTAAGTAATATTATTTTAAACTAATATCAGCTCTTGAACAGAGCACTATATAATTAATTAAATTCTAAAAAAAGAAAGAATGAATAAGAAGTATAACAAGAAAATGACTGATATGATTCAGCATGCTTACAAGACAGCCCCAAAAGGCACCAATCAATTAGATATAGCATCACGTATATTAGATGATTACAAAACTTTATGGCCTAAGTCTAAAAGATTAGCTAATATGACACCAGAGAAGATAAGATCTAAGTTTCATACTTTAAAGACACAAGGTCTATATGTAGTATCTAAACCTACTATTCAAGAATCATCAGATCCTAATATAAGTAATATGTTAAGCAACACGTCTATGAAAGAGTTAATGATTCATTTAATGAATAAATCAGATAACTTAGAGTTTAATCTTAAGGATAATAAGATAACTATAGAATTTAATCTGTAATGATTAATGGTGAAATAGAAGATGATGTCACTATCATCATCTCTGATCCTGGCGACGAACAAGCTTACTCATATGTAACTAGAACACTATGAAGAAAGTCTTTACTGCTACTCTCATCAAAAGAGACGGTAAACTTGAACATGCCTTAGACTCTAAGAAAGAACTTTATAAAGAATTCCTATCCTCAATAGAGGAGGGTTCTAAAGTAGAGATCTTCTTGGATGTCTCAGGTAATTCAGGAAGCAAAGCACAGCTAGCTAAAATTCATGCCATGATTAGGCAACTTGCAAATGATACAGGGGATGATTTTGATTCCTTAAAGCTCTATATAAAAGATAAAGCTGGTTTACGTATAGGTGATGAATTTAAGTCTTTCGCAGACTGTGACTCTGATGAGCTCAACAGCATTATACAAGTTATATTAAAGTATGGAGACTTCGCCGGATCTAATCTTCGGTAGGAGTCTTCGTCCTTTCCTTTAACTCTTCATCAGTAAGAGGCTTATCATCAGGACTTCCTGTATAGGTAGCCTTAGTAAAAGCTTTAACCGCATCTTGTTTTCTTGCTGACTCAGCTACTGTTAACATCAACACATATATTGACCACAGTGCTTTATCTCTCTCTGTAATTTCATCTTGAGGTACTCCTTCAAATGCTTTTTCAGCTTTAGAGAAAAAAGCTAAGGTCTCCTGTTCTGTTAATTTAGAAAACATATGTTCCATTGTTATCCTGAGAGATCTTATAAACTCCCCTGACATTGTCACTGTTACATTAACATCATCCGGGATTGCTACTATTAAATCCTCAGGCCAAGTCTCTAAACTTGCAAACATTTTATCAAATGGTGTATCTACTATCATATTGTAAATATAAGATAATAACATGATTATTACACCATTATATGATTAAAAATTCGTATCTTCACTAACCCAATAAACCCTTATGATAAACGATTCAAAATACAAAGCCATAGATCAAGAAGTAAATCATTTTGTAAAAAATGTAAGATCTAAATATGGTGTCAATGTGCATGTTGTACTTGGCGGTCTTACAACACCAAGAATGTTAAAATTGGTACCTCTTGAAACTTTAGCTGAAGAAGCTCATAGTGCTATGGTCATTTATGATCCTACACTACAACATATAAAAAGCCTTAAAGAAAAAACTAGAAAACGTGATGTAATTCAATGGGTTCATTGTTTCTATCACATTGCTTGGAACCAGGGTTACTCTAAAACAGCTATAGGTAGAGCTGTAGATAGAGATCACGCTACTGTTATACACGGTATAAAAACTGTGGACAGTTATTTAAGTATTAGTGACCTTATGGTTAGTGATATATATAATAACCTAATGAATCACTATAAAGACAATGTGGGAAATTTTTCAGAAAATTCTAAAAGATAAGATCACACCTAATCAGCTTATGCTGTTATATGCCTTTGACCAAAGTTTAGGAATCCCGCAGATTGATGCACACTCCGAACTAAGAGGGTTAATAACAGAAAAATATATGATTAAGAAAGGTGATCACTATAAAATTACTCCTTTAGGTAGAGTTAAAATGAGAAAGTATGACAATTACTTTAACAAAGCCAAGAAAAGAACTAGTGAAGAGTTAATGGGCAAAGATTTTGATGCTAACATTACTAAGTATAGGGAGCTTTTTCCTAGACAGAAACTACCTTCAGGTAAACCTGCACGTCAGAATGTTAAAACATTGACGGATGGATTTCGTTGGTTCTTTGACAACTTTGATTACACATGGGCAGAAATACATAATGCTACCCGTAAGTATTTAAATAGTTATGAAGACGATGGGTACATGTATATGAAGAACAGTCAATACTTCACGGTAAAAACTCTTCCTAATAAGGAAAGGGTCTCTGAGTTGGCTGATTACTGTGATATCATTCGTGAAGGAACAGATGATGACATCCAACACTTTAAAGAAAAGGTTGTATAATGTCAGACAAGCACGCATGGGCAGGACAATATAGTTCTTTTAATGAAGCCCTAAAGTATATGTTAGACAGACAGTCAGGTAAAGAGAAATCTATACAAACACCTTGGCCTAAGTTTAATGATGCTATCACAGATGGATTGGAATGGAATACGCTGACTGTAATCGGAGGGAGACCAGGTTCTGGTAAAACTCTTATTAAAGATCAGATTGTTAGGGAAGCTTTTGTTAGAAATCCTCATGAAGACTTCCGTGTACTCGAGTTCCAATTTGAAATGGTTGGTAGAACCTCTGCTATTAGAGAGTTCTCCTCACTAACAGGTAAAACGTATAAAGAATTATGCAGTGCAGGTTGTACTCTAGATAAAGATACGTTTAATCAATGTCATTCATATGCTAAGGGTAGAATTAAAAACCCTGTTGATGTTGTGTCAACACCTCTTACTGTTAATCAGATGAGAGAACAAATCGACATGTATATGAATGAGCATAAAGGTAAGAAGACTATTATTACCTTAGACCACACTATACTAGTCAAGAGAGCACCTTACCAGAACAACAGGTTAGACATGCTCTTTGAACTAGGAGAATTTTTTACTCAAGTTAAGCGCGAGTATCCTGTTATGTTTGTTGCTTTATCACAACTCAATAGAAATATTGATAACCCTGAGAGAGCTAAAGAAGGAGCATATGGTAACTATGTATTAGAATCAGACATCTTTGGTTCAGATGCTATGTTACAACATGCTGACACGCTTATTGGTATTAATAGGCCCGCTAAACAGAAGATCAAATACTATGGACCAGATAGGTACATAATAGATGATGACAAAACATTAGTTCTTCACTTCCTTAAGGCTCGTAATGGGGACGCTCGAATGAGTTTCTTTAAAGCTGCCTTTGAAAGAATGGAGATACTTGAAATGGATACACCTGCGCAACAGCAAAGAAGATAATAATTTAATTATAATATATGAAAACAGAATAAGATGACACCATCAGAAAGAAAAGCAAAAATAAAGGAGCTCTATAAAGAGCATGCTGAGTACTTCAGACTCAATGATATAGTAGACCCTATATATATACCAAAAATGGCTTATCGTCCGGGAGATAAAGATGAAAAGTTTATAGCTTTATTCCCCAGTGAATTAGAGCACACTAATGATATGTATACTGAGTTTGTTAGTAAAGAATATGAGTCAGAGGACCCTAAACGTACTCTATATAAGCTCCATTACAATCCACATTGGTTAGAAGAATATGAAATTTCTACTAGTTCTTCTGGATTTACACGACATATGATTCCTGTTGCAGAACTTAAAGTTATAAATGATATAACTACACGTAATGCACCTAAGATCACTGAAGTAAAAGACTTTGGTCTTATGAATCCGGACCAAGATTGTACATTAAATAATGTAACTTTAAAAGATATAGCCGCGCTCTGGTTTAAACAACCTATCAGCGATAAAAAATGGTTAAACAAAATAATTTCAACTCATAAATAAATGGCACATTCAGTATTAGTAATAGCAGAATCCGGCGGAGGAAAGAGTACGTCTATACGTAATCTAGATCCTAAGGAAACTTTCATAATTAACATTGCTAACAAACCATTACCTTTTAAGGGGTGGAGGAAGCATTATACTATGATTTCTAAGGACAACCCTAAAGGAAACATGACGGCTGCATCGCAACCAGGAGGTATAATGAATGCAATACAACATGTCAATGATAATATGCCTCACATTACCAACATCGTAATTGATGATTGGCAATTCATGAGTTCATTTGAATACTTTGACAGAGCTAATGAGAAGGGTTATGATAAATTTACTCAGATAGCAGCCAGCCTTGCGCAGGTAGCAAAAATGCCTAAAGACTTAAGAGATGATCTTTATATGTTCTTCTTAACACATGCAGAAGAATCTACAGATATGAATGGTAGACGTAAAGTAAAAGCAAAAACAATTGGTAAGATGATTGATAATGCATTAACTTTAGAGGGTCTATTCTCTATAGTCTTATTTGGTAGAGCAGCTCGTGATGAAGACGGTGTCCTCACTTACGGCTTTGATACAGTAACCAATGGAGAAAATACATGTAAGACTCCAATGGAAATGTTTGATGCAGAATTTATTGCCAATGATTTACAGGTAGTTAAGGATGCCATTAAAGAATACGAAATATAAATAATTAATAAATAGCAGACATGTTAAGTACAAAAGATATGGCCACAGGAAGTGGTAAATTAAGACCTATTATGGGCGCAGGTAATAACCTAGTAAGAATAAACTCTATCACCATGGACAAGACTCCTTGGGATGATAAAGCATTTAACATTACGTTACATGTAGAGACAGAAGATCAAGGGTCAGACTTTGAAGGCTTCTTAATTGACCGCAACAATGAAGCTGCGGGTAGATATAAAGGACAGATTGCTCGTGTTCGTGTTAGCCCATTCCCTTATAAGGACGCTACACTAGCTAGTGGAAGAGAAATCTCTATGGAAAAAGAGATACTAAAGACTATGATCTTTATATCTGAAGTTTTAAACAAGAGAAAAGATCTGGATTCAATTGAAGCTACAACTATGGATCAATTTATTGACTCATGTAATACTTTATTTGGTAACTCAGAATACTTTAACGTTTGCCTTGCGTCTAGACAATGGGAAAACAAAGAAGGTTATACACAAGATGATTTGTATCTTCCTAAACTATCCCGTGCGGGAGTGCCAATGGAAGCAGTAGGTACTGAGCCAAGTAGATTAATTACATTCAGTGCTGCAGAACATCTTAGAGTTCCTGATGGTAAGGCTAAAGAAAGCACTACTACATTTGAGCCGGCTAAGAAGACAAGCACGGTGTCAGACTTTGAACTGTAGAGTTTAATTAATATTGAGGGGGGCATTAACGCTCCCCTCTTATTATTATGATCAGCACTAAGAATTTTATCAGCACGCACGAAGAAATAAAAAGCGGATGGGTATTTAATTATTACCTAGACTTACCAGAGAAATTATCTGGTCAAGACCTGCAAATAACTTCTGTATTTAATCCCTTAGAAAAGACACCTAGTATGTATATCTATATAGATACAAAGACTAAGGAGTATAAGTACAAGGATTTCTCTACAGGAAAACAAGGAAGTAAGATTGATATTGTTCAAGCGTTGTTTAATTTAAACTATAGTCAAGCGTTATTTAAAATAACAGAAGACTATAATGATTGGATAATGGAGGGTGGAACCTTCAATGAAGATGAAGAGTTCACTCCAGCAGCACGGTATCAGGTTGATTACATTCAAAAACGTGAATGGAATAAGCAGGATGCAACATACTGGTTGAAGTTTAACATAGGAAGTACAGTCTTACGTCAATATAATGTTCAACCTATTGAGTATTATAACATGGTAAAGGCGTCAACTGATGGTATTAAAAAGATTACCATCAACAACTCTATGATGTACGGATACTATAACAGTCAAGGTGATTGTTATAAAATATACCAGCCTGGGCAAAAACAATACAAGTTTATTAAGATAGCAACACACCTACAAGGATTTGATCAACTTACTTACAAAGCTGACTACCTTATTGTATGTTCATCCTTAAAGGATGCAATGTGTGTTATGTCTTTTGACTTTAATGTAGAAGTTGTTGCTCCAGACAGTGAGAACACTTTAATTAAACCTTATATTATAGAGAACTTTAAATCTAAATATAAGAAAGTGCTTACACTATTAGATAATGACACTGCAGGACAAGATGCTATGGACAAGTATAAGAAACTACATGACCTAACATCTATCGTAATGAAATCTGAAAAGGATATCTCTGATGCAGTACTTAAGTATGGACCTGAGGTTGTTAAGCCTAAGCTCTTCAGTTTAATTAAGAAATCTCTATAACATGGAGTGGTTCATTCCTCACAATACTCCTTCTTCTAAGAATAGCAGACAGTGGACAGGCAAGTACTTTATTACTAGTAAGACAGTAGCAAAGTACAGACGCCTGACTTATGGTGCTTATACTCAGATGAAGGATTCTTTCAGAAAAGAATTTGATCAGCTCGAGTTGCCTGTATATGTATCCTTTAAATTCATTAGAGGATCCCGCAGGAAATTTGATTATGTTAATCCCTTGCAAACTGTGCAAGATGACATGGAAAAACATGGTTGGATAGATGACGACAACTGTGACAACATCATACCTGTATTGGAGGAATATGAATACGATAAAAAAAATCCCGGTGTAATAATTAAAATAGATGATAAAAGAAATAGAAAAAAAAGTTGAGATAACACAGGAAATATTCCACAACATAGTACAAATGATGAAGTCCTCCAATGAAGAGGACTTTTTTATTGCGGTAGAATCATGGAAGAACATGAACCCAACAGCAAGGTTAAACATGCTTTTATATAAAGCTGTAGTCCTTGACTTTGGAAGACGTGAGTTAGTTAAAGAATTAAGTCTACCACAAACTCTAACATGGGCTGAAGCTTGGGACGCATTTAATGTAGTCTCAACTACAGATTTAGAGAAAGTTATTTTTAAAGACTTATATAACAAGTACGTTAAGCAACTACTTTCTCTTAATACTAACACTAAAGTTATCCGTAGCATAAAAGTAGAATTGAAATGGAAAACTTAGTAAGTCCTTGTTGCAATGGTGATTATGAATCATCAACAGACAGCGCCTGTTGTACAGCATCCATTAATGAAATGGGTCTATGCTCAGATTGTTTAGAACATACAGAATCAGAAGGTCACATGTGTAACATATGTGATCAATGGTTTGAAGAACCAGTAAAAGAAAAACACACCTGCAGTTTCTGCGGTGTTGAATTAGAAACAAATACAAGATTCTGCTCACAAAATTGTTATGATGCAGAGTTTAGCGAATACTAAATAAGATGAGTAAAATACTAGATAAACTAGCTAAGACAACAAAGAACATTATGTTGTCAGAACCTTTCTATGGATACTTCCTAATAGGTTTAAATAAAAAAATTACAGAAGGTGTGCCCACTGCTGGAGTAAGTAAACATGGTGTGGGTATGCAATTAGCAATTAACCCTGAGTTCTTTAACAATCTGTCAGATGATCATAAGCACGGCTTAATTAAACACGAGCTGCTTCACATATCTTTTGGTCATTTATTTATGTGCGATAAGTATCCTAATTTTAAGTTGTTTAACATAGCTGCAGATTTAGAGATTAACCAGTATATTAAACCAGATCAATTACCTGATGGCGGTATGACTTTGGATTTCTTTGCTGACCTTAACTTAGCTAAGAAAGCAGGTACAGATTACTATTATAAGAAGTTAGATGAAGCACAAACAGAAGGTACCTGTGAAGGATTAAATAATATTCTTCAACAAATGGATGGTACTTCTCAGTATGATCATGAGACATGGAAAGAATTCGATGATCTCTCTGAAGCTGATAAGAAACTTGTTCAGAAACAAGTAGACCATCAACTTAAAGAAACATATGAGAACACAATTAAAAAGCAAGGGAATATACCAGGTGAGCTAGCAGAGATGTTAGATCGTTTGATTAATGTAGAGCCACCTAAGTTTAATTGGAAGGCATACTTGCGTCGCTTTATAGGTAACTCTTCTATTACTTATACTAAAAAGTTACGCCGTAAGTATAACAAGAGATACTCGGCTAACCCGGGTCTGAAGATAAAGTTTAAGAATCATATATGTGTAGGGGTAGATACCTCTGGGTCAGTATCATCTGACGAGCTTAAGGAATTTATGAGTGAACTTGTTCACATGCATAAGACCGGGCATAAGATAACAGTAGTGCAATGTGACACAGCAATTACTGATGTATCAGAATTTAACCCCAAGAAAAATTGGGACATACACGGTCGAGGTGGAACTAGTTTCCAACCTGTTGTTGATCATTACAATCAAAAGGGTAATTATACAGCCCTTATATACTTTACAGATGGAGAGGCATATAGCCCAGAAAGCTGTCCAAATAATACATTATGGGTACACAGTTCAGCGTGTTCTATTAATGAGGATTTACCAGGATTAAAAATACAATTAAATTAATTAAAAGAAATGGCACAAGTCAATTTAAATATCGAAGAGTTAGAGTTATTCGTTGATCACATCATAGCAAATAACCGCACAATACAAGAAAAAGGTAAAACTCCAGTAGCTATAGAAGTAGTGGGTGAGTCAGGTATAGGTAAGACAACGTCAATTATGGCGATGGCTAAGAAGCATGACTTAGATTTAGTTAAGTTAAACTTAGCGCAGATTGAGGAGCTTGGTGACCTTGTAGGTTTCCCTGTAAGACAATTTCAAATGTATAAAGAGAAGTCAGTTAACAAAGCTAGTACTGATCTTAGTTTTAACTCTCGAGTTGCGGCGTCAGAAGACTTAGCTAAAGTTACACAGACTGTCACTAAGAAAGTAGGTCAATGGGTAGATGAGCTAGCAGTATCTGATTACTTAAAGAATGGTTGGAAAATGGCAGGTAAGAATAGAATGTCTTATTGTGCGCCTGAATGGATTGCTGACAAGAAAAAGGGTGGTATCCTTTTACTAGATGATTACAACAGAGCGGATCAAAGATTCCTTCAAGCTTGTATGGAGTTAGTAGACAGACAGCAGTACATTTCTTGGACACTACCTAAAGACTGGCATATCATTCTTACTTGTAACCCTGATAACGGAGATTACATGGTAAACACTGTAGACTCGGCACAGAAGACAAGGTACATTACAGCAAACCTAAAGTTTGATATTGATGTATGGGCTCGTTGGGCGGAAGCAGAAGGTGTGGATACACGTTGTATTAACTTCCTGTTACTTAACCCTGAGTTAGTATCTCAGGAAACTAATGCTAGATCTATAGCTACATTCTTTAATGCTATCTCCAGCTTTAGTAATTTTGAAGACAACCTTGCAATGATTCAGATGATCGGCGAAGGATCTGTTGGTGATGAGTTTGCATCTATGTTTACTATGTTCATTAACAACAAATTAGACAAGTTACCTACACCAAAGGATCTACTACTACATGATTCAGAATCTCATATCCTATCAGAGTTGAGAGGTGCTATAGGTAAAGACGATGACTATAGAGCTGACATAGCGTCTACTCTTGCTACTCGTTTAGCTAACTACACCATTGTTTACTCTCAAGACAACACAGTTGGTAAGAAAGTTAATGACCGGTTAATTGCTTTATGTACTAAAGATTACTTTACAAATGATCTTAAATACTTAGTAGTAAGAACTCTGTTAAGCGGTAATAAGCAGAAGTTTAACAAGTTAATGATGAATGCTGAAATCGTTAAGATGAGCGTTAAGTAATAATATGGGAGGGGTAGCACCCTCCCTTTATTTTTTCAACATGGCAAAAAAAACAATTTTTCAAGATATAGATTACACAACAGTAAATGATCTTAATATACTTGACACAAAAGAATTTGGCGTATATACAAATAGTGGTGACGTAAAAACGACACTACATACAGAATCTTCTAGCTCTTTTGAGAGAGTAGCCGGTCTTTTAGAGACGGAAACAGTTACCTCTATTGGAGCTTACAAAGGTAAAAAGGTATTTATATTACCCTCGTGTAATGTAAAAGGTGACAGAGTTAAGGCTGCTCTTCGTGAACATAAGATAGTAGTAACAAATGATTATGAGTTAGCTGACTTAATAGTTACACATAGTAATATAATATCTTATTGTGACGAGACAGTTCGTACT